ACATGTCACTACTTGATAAACTCAAAAAGAATACAACGATTAAAGATAGTTCTATTCTTGCCAAATCAAAATTCTTTAATGAGAAAGATGTAATTCCAACTGATGTGCCAATGATTAATGTGGCACTTTCAGGTTCACTTGAAGGTGGTTTGGTGCCAGGCCTGACAATGCTTGCTGGCCCATCGAAACACTTTAAGACCGCATTTGCATTGTTGATGGCAGCTGCATACACAAAAAAATATAAAGATGCTGTCATTCTGTTTTATGATTCAGAGTTTGGCACACCAAAAAAATATTTTGAAACATTTAACATTGATATGGATCGTGTTCTTCACACACCGATTACTGATGTTGAACAATTGAAACATGATATTATGGCACAACTGCAAGAACTTGATAAAGATGACAAAGTGATTGTTGTGCTTGATTCAATTGGCAATCTTGCATCAAAGAAAGAAGTTGAAGATGCAATTGAAGGTAAATCTGTTGCAGATATGTCCCGTGCCAAACAAATCAAATCTCTATTTCGTATGATTACACCACATCTGACAATCAAAGATATTCCAATGGTTGTTGTAAATCATACTTACAAAGAGATTGGTATGTTCCCGAAAGATATTGTTGGCGGTGGTACAGGTTCTTATTACTCTGCCGATACGATTTGGATTCTTGGTCGTCAACAAGATAAAAATGGAACAGAGTTGACTGGTTACAATTTCATTATCAATGTTGAGAAATCAAGGTATGTAAAAGAGAAATCAAAGATTCCCGTTACTGTATCTTTTGAGGGTGGTATTCAAAAGTATTCTGGTCTGCTCGATGTTGCACTTGAAGGTGGTTTTGTGCAGAAACCTTCAAATGGTTGGTATGCAAAAATTGATATGGCGACAGGTGAAATTGGCCAGAAGTATCGTGAAGCAGATACACATCATAAAGATTTTTGGGGTGATTTACTAAAAAATGAAAAATTTAAAGAATATATTCACCAGAAATATTCTATTGCCTATGGAAGTATTATGGGAGAAGATGCAATTCTGGAAGAAGAACCTGAGAATGTATAAGCAGGACCTTGATTTTGTTCTTCATCATATTGAGGAACAAAATCTCACCATAGTTGAAATTCTTCTGCAAGAATATAAAGGTGTGAAATATCATTATCTTCAAGCAAGAATTGTTGAAGACGAAGGTTTGGCAAGATTGCAATACGGTTATACAATTCTCGAACCAGGCGAACATGATATTGATGACTTGAATTCTGATGAAGAATTCTTTATAATCATGGGTGACATTTTACAAGAAATCTTATTAAAGCAAATAGAACATGATGAACAGACTGGAACGAACAATACTCAAAAATTTAATCCACAATGAGGAATATACAAGAAAAGTATTACCTTTCATAAAGCCAGAGTATTTTTCTGACCAAACCGAAAAACTTGTATTCAAAGAAGTATTTGAGTTTGTCAACAAGTATAAAAACTTACCAACACACGAAGCACTTGTCATTAATTTTACTGAGGCAAAAACTCTAACTGAGCCTCAAGTTAAAGAATCAATCGAACTTCTCAATGAGATTCAACAAAATAAAGATGAGAAGGTTGAACTGAAATGGTTAACTGAGCATACAGAAAAGTTTTGCCAAGACAAGGCTATCTACAATGCCATTATGGAATCTGTGACGATTCTTGATGATAAGAGTGGCAAAAAATCTAAAGGTGAAATTCCACAACTACTCGCTGATGCGCTTGGTGTTTCTTTCGACAGTAATGTTGGTCACGATTACATGCAAGACTTTGATGACCGTTATGACTTTTATCACCGAGTAGAATCACGCATCAAATTTGACCTCGACATATTCAACAAGATTACAAAAGGTGGTCTGCCAATTAAAACCTTGAACATTGCACTTGCGGGTACTGGTGTTGGTAAATCTTTGTTTATGTGTCATTGTGCCGCAGGTGCATTGTCTCAAGGAAATAATGTGTTGTATATTACACTTGAAATGGCAGAAGAAAAGATTGCAGAACGAATTGATGCTAACTTGCTAAATATTACAATGGATGAATTACATACGATTCCTAAAGAAGACTATGAAAGAAAGTTTTCTGCACTAAAAAACAAAGTGCAAGGCAAACTAATTATTAAAGAATATCCAACCGCAGGTGCATCGACACTTCATTTTCGTGCATTGTTAAATGAACTTGCATTGAAAAAATCATTTAGACCAAACATTATTTTTATTGATTATTTAAACATCTGTGCATCATCACGAATCAAACCTGGTGGTTCTGTAAACAGTTACACATATATCAAATCAATTGCAGAAGAACTCCGTGGTCTTGCAGTAGAGTTTAATCTGCCTGTAGTTTCTGCAACGCAAACAACAAGGTCTGGTTATTTAAACTCTGATGTTGATTTGACAGACACTTCAGAATCGTTTGGTCTTCCTGCAACTGCTGATTTTATGTTTGCATTGATTACAAATGAAGAACTTGAAAATCTTGGCCAAATTATGGTCAAACAATTGAAGAATCGTTACTCAGACCCAAACTATTACAAGAGGTTTGTTGTTGGTGTTGACAGAGCAAAGATGAGATTATATGACACAGAACAATCTGCACAAATAGACATTGTTGATTCGGGTCAAGATACACCACCAATTAATACATTTGGTAATCGTGAAAGAAAATTTAATAAGTTTGAAGGGTTGAAAGTATGAATTTTGTTAGTTACTATGACGATGTAATACCTAAAGATTTGTGTCGAACAATGATTGAAAAGTTTGAAACAAATGTAGACCAACAAGAAGATACTATATTAGATGGCCATAGGTCTTTTAAAGAAATCAACATTACAAAATATGATGATTGGAAACCAATGCAAGATAAACTGTTCGGTGCGTTACAGTTTGTTCTTGGCATCTATGCGAAACGATGGAAAATAGATGAGAAAATTTGGCCCCAAGAAATGGGTTATGAACAATTTCGTTTGAAAAGATATTTACCAAATGATAAAGACGAGTTTCGTTTTCATGTTGATGTTCAATCATATGCAACCGCAAGACGATTTCTTGTTGCATTTTGGTATTTAAATGATGTTGATGAAGGTGGAGAAACGGCATTTCAACAACATAGTTCACTGCCCATCTCTTTAAAAGTTCAACCAAAACAAGCAAGAATGATTGTTTTTCCATCACTTTGGACTCACCCACACATTGGTATGAAACCTATTAGTGGTCCCAAATATATTATTGGCACTTACTTACACTATGTCTGATAAATTGACAGTTGAACAGGCACAATATGTTGCCAATATCTTTTCGAATTACTTTGATAGATTCGAAAAAATTGATGACTACATTCGTGACCAAAAACTAAACTCTCTTGCAGAAAGACCTACTGGCCTGCCTGGTATGGGACCTGAAGATGACCTGTTCACAGATTTCAATATGAATCCTATGAACATGAAGTTTGAATTGGTCGAATTACCACAAGATGCTTGGGACATTTATCTGAATATGATTTCAAGTCATTCTAATATGACCAGTATTCCTGGCAGATGTTATCGATTGGCAGTCCTTGAAAAGAATAGTAACAAGTGGGTTGGTTTCATTCGTCTTGGTTCTCCCGTTATCAATATGAAACCTCGCAACGAAATGCTTGGTGGTGTCTTTACTCAAACTCCTGAATCCGCAAAGTCTTTCAATCATACCTCTGTGATGGGCTTTGTGATTGTACCTGCACAACCATTTGGTTTCAATTATCTTGGTGGTAAATTATTGGCAGGTATTTGTTGTTCACATGAAGTTCGTGAAGCATTGAACAAGAAATATGATATGAATACTTGTTTGTTTGAAACGACAAGTCTCTATGGTTCTTCTAAATCATCTTCACAATACGATGGCATGAAACCATATCTGCGATTCAAAGGTTTAACTGATTCAGATTTTCTGCCAATGATGCACGGACAACCATATGAAGACATGAAGACTTACCTTGAAAAGATTCTTGGTGAGTTTGTTCCTGCCGATGCATCAAGTCGCAAACTGAAAATCTCTAACAAAGCAATCTCACTCACAAAGGTTGCACTCAAAGGAACATTAGAGGCAGAGAAGTTCAATGCGACAATTAAGAACGCATTAGGTCTTACCGAAAGAAAACGATACTATGCCTCAAATTATGGATTTTCTAACTTTGCCGATGTTGTAATGGGCAAAACGGATAAGTTGGTCAAAGACAAAGAAAACTATGACAAACATCATCTGGAATCGATTGTAGAGTGGTGGAAGAAGAAGGCTCAGACAAGATATGATACGCTAAAGACTGAAGGTCGCCTACGACAGGAGATTGAGGTCTGGACAGGCGACAAAGAACTTGACATTATTCGGTAGACATAAATAATATACTATGTCTCCTACCGATATTAATAAAAATGCTGGTTCTGGTCCTTATAAAGGAAAACCACGAAAACAAATATTCGACTTAAAAATTAAGGCAAAATCTCCTTTTCTTTTAGATAATGGAAAAGGAGAATTAACTCCTGTTGAAGGATTAAAATGGGATGCAAAATCAAATGTTTTGACTGCTAAAATAAAAAGTCAAACTAAAACATTTACTGTCTCATTGAGATATATTGCAAAAGATGTTGATTTCGGTGGAAGTCCTAAAGATAAAAGTGAAGGTGGTGATAACGCAACTGTTGGTGGAAAAGAAGTTGAAGTTTTTTCTGAAGCATTTTTCTGTTACTATTTTGCACTAAAAGCGGAAAATAAATTATCTGGTTATTCACCTTTAGTTTGGAAAACAATAACAAACAAACAACAATTAGATGCTTGGACAAGAAAAACTGGAATACACAGTTATGTCGAAACACAAAACAGCGATAAAGCGTTTACATCAAGATTAAATTTAGCAATACTTTTTTTGGTAGGAAATGGTTGGCATGATAGACTTGTTAAACAAATGGACAAGTTTTTTTCAGTTGTAAAACCTGCAAATGGTAAAAATTATGAAGCAATGAGAGCAGATGAAGTTCCCTCCGAAATAAATTCACAAGAAGTTTTTACAATACTTGCAGAAAAAGCAAAACAGAAATTTGGTTTTTCAAGAGCAGTAGACAAAGACAAATGGAATCCTGGTGATGTGTGGATTTTTTCAACACAAGGAAAACAAAAGTTGAAAAATCTCATATCAAAAGCAAGACAACAGGCATCATCGCCCGCACCTTATATGGCAGGCGCTGTTGCAGATTTGAATAAAATAATTTATGATTTGTATGTGAGTAAAGATTTATTTCCTGTTTCTTTAAAAGCTCCTGGTGCGACAGTTCATGTCTCTGAAGAAAATGCAGTTGGTTCTAACATTACAAAAACTGCTCGCTTCATTAAAACGGAATTAGGTCCAACAAATTTAGATGTTAAAATACACTTTGCGGTTGATTTATACGATGAGAAAAAGAAACAAGTAGTAGAAAAAAACTATCTTGTTGGTCGAATTAAAAGTAAAACCGATACTGGAGGTTTTCGCTTAGAGATTGAGGCACCAGGTGCTGGTGCCCGATTTGGTTCTATTGGTACAGAAAACTATCAATGGATTATTTTTAATACAGACAACACAGGAGTTAAAAAACTCCAATCTGTAAGAGAAGGATTTAAAGAGTTAGAAGATGTTTTACCATCTAAAACGGCCGGTGATAAAGAATGGTTGGGTGCGAGTGGTATACAATCTTTCGTTAAGAAGAATCCTAAAGATGTTAGAAATTTAGTTCCATACTTAGATAAAATGTATAAATTAATAAATGGTAGTGGAGAATTTCAGAGAACTGATCCAAAAGATATTATGAATAAAACAATTGCTTCTGAAATCGCAGTTGCAATTGAATTTATTACAAACAAATTAACAAGAGATGTTACTGTAGAAAATTTGTATGATTTAGCTGCATCACAAAGATTTTCTGCTGGTGTTAGAGCAGAGCAATTAGCAAAGAGAAAAGGTATATACAGCAAAGAAGCGAAAGCATTAGGTGCAAAAGAAGCTCAATATGTTTTCGAATCTTGTTTTTATTTAAAAGTCTACTAATGAATTTTACAGAATACATATCAGAAGCCAAAGAAGGCAAAAATCTACACCTTGAACACCTTGAAGACAACATCTTCAATCGTGGTGTTGCCGGTGCAAGAGAATCAATTAATTTCCTGCAATCGCTCAGAGATATGCTTGCAGGCCGTTCACAATCAAAACTTAATGTCACAACAAAATGGGATGGTGCACCTGCTGTATTTGCAGGCATTAATCCAGACAATGGTAAATTCTTTGTTGGTACGAAGGGTGTATTTGCAAAGAACGCAAAACTCAATTATACAAATGATGACATTGACGCCAATCATCCAGGTGCAGGACTCAATGAGAAGTTGAAAATTGCATTGGCATTTTTACCAAAACTTGGCATCAAAGGTGTTCTTCAAGGTGATATGATGTTCACCAAGAGCGACCTAAAGACCGAAATAATTGATGGTGAAAGATATATCACATTTCAACCAAATACAATTGTCTATGCAGTGCCTGTAGGTACCAAATTAGCAAACTCTATTCAATCATCACAGATGGGAATTGTTTTTCATACATCATATTCTGGTCGTAAGTTTGAAGACATGAGAGCATCATTTAATATTGACATTGGTCATCTTGCAAAGACAAAAGATGTTTGGTACCGTGATGCGTCTTTTGTTGATGCATCTGGTACCGCAACATTTACCGAAAGAGAAACCGCACAAATAACAAACCTTCTTTCAAATGCAGGCCGAACATTTCAATCAATTAATTCTTTAGTGTTAAATCGTATTGCATCAAGTGAAACAATCCTCATGCAAATTAAAACATTCAATAACACTAAAGTTCGTGAAGGACAAAAGATTACAAATACAACCACACATGTAAATCAATTAACAAAGTGGGTTGAAGATAGATTGAACGCAGAAATTCTCAAAGCGAAAATGGAACAAACAAAGAAGAAAAAACAAACTGAGAAAAATGAAGTTATGCGTTTCTATCGCACCAATGCAATTCAACTTAAATTAATTTTCGACTTGATGAATTTAATTGTTGATGCAAAAATAATGGTGGTTAAAAAATTACAAGAAATGAAACAGGTAACTGGCACATTCATTCGCACAGACGATGGATTCAAAATTACGAATCCTGAGGGGTTTGTGGCAGTTGACAAACTTTCTGGTGGTGCATTAAAACTTATTGACAGACTTGAATTTAGTCAAGAGAATTTCAACGCAGCAAAAGCCTGGAGTAAATAATGGCATACGATATTAATAAAATTTTATCTGAATATGGTGATAATGACTTTGGATTCACCACAGTTGATGAGGCAGAATATGAAGCAGTTATTGCTGAAAAGGATGAAACTGTAGAAGAATACAAGCAAAGATTGGAACAAGTCGAAAAGATTATTATGCCTTTCTTGACCAATCTTTACAAATCAAGAAGTCAACCTTACATTCATTGGCCAAATCGTGGACCAATCCTTGAATCTCAGATGCAAAAGATT